GGGGATTTGATCTTGGCCAATTAGGACATAATCATAGAGTAACTAAATCCAGTCCAACACAAGTAGGTTCATTGACTAATTGGAATTTGGTAAGTGTTGGTTCTTATACCTCCATCGTGAGAAAAACAGATGGCACCTTATGGGTCATAGGAGGTAGTAGTAATGGTCAATTAGGACTCAATGATCAAGGAGTTTATAGATCCAGTCCAGTTCAAGTAGGATCAAATAACAATTGGAATTTAGTGTCGGCTGGCGGTGATCGTTGTATAGCCACCAAAACGGATGGTACTCTATGGACGTGGGGTGCTGCTCCTTTAGGTCTTAATGAAGTAATTAATAGATCCAGTCCAACACAAATAGGATCAGTATCAACTTGGACTTCGATAGGTGCTGGTTCAAGTAGTCCTTCTTTTGCCATTAGAACTTAAATATGCCATTATTTAAAATTAAAACACATTCTCTAAAAGACTATTCAGTAGGTACTGAAAAGTTTTCAAACACGGCTGTTGTTGCTTTTGCTCAAACACTAACACCTAAGGTTCGTTTGGCCAATGTGGCCAATAGTGCATTTACTATATTAGATGATACAGCTGTCAATGTAGGTGGTGGTTTCATTGTGTTAACGGGTACTGATTTTCAATCTGGTGCTCAAGTGTTGATTGGTAATACACCAGCCACATCAACAGCGTTTGTTAATTCTAGTATATTGCAAGTTCAGGTTCCCGCTAGACCAGCAGGTACATATAATCTATTCGTTGTAAATCCTGATGGTGGTACAGGTATTCGAGTTAATGGTGTAAGATATAGTGATATTCCAATATGGAGTACAGGTACAACATTAAATAGTCAATATAGTAATACCACATTTAATGTTTCATTAAGTGCAACGGCAGATTCCAATATATCTTATTCAAACACTTCAGCATTACCAGCTGGTACTTCATTATTGGCTAATGGTTACTTTTTTGGTACAGTAAATGTTGGAACTCAAACCACATATTCAATTAATGTTGTAGCTACCGATGCTGAGTTACAAGATACACCAAGAACATTTAGTTTGACAATAACACCAACAACACTCTGGAGTTTTGGAAGAAATGATTGGGGTAATTTAGGTACAAATGATATGATTTCTAGATCCAGTCCGGTACAAATTTATTCTGTAATTCCTTGGGCTGAAATTTCTACTTCACAACAACACACAACAGCAATTAAATCTAATGGTACATTATGGACATTAGGCTACAATGGTTTTGGCCAATTAGGTAGAAATGATATAGTTGATAGATCAAGTCCAACACAAGTAGGAACAGAAACGAATTGGAGTAAAATTGCTGCTGGATCATATAGTTTAGGAGGCCATACAATAGCAACCAAAACTGATGGAACATTATGGTCTTGGGGATTAAATGATCAAGGACAATTAGGAAACGGTACAATAACTCCACGATCTAGTCCTGTACAAATAGGAGTAGCAACCAATTGGTCACAAATATCAACAAAAACCTTTTCTGTTGCGGCTATTAAAACTGATGGTACTCTGTGGACTTGGGGAAGAGGATTATTAGGTCAAACGGGTACAGGAACGTCCACTAATAGATCAAGTCCCACACAAGTTGGTGCATTAACCAATTGGTCATCAGTTTCATCTAATGATGGCACAGTAGCAATTCAAATCAATGGAACGTTATGGACTTGGGGACAAAATAGTTTTGGTGGACTAGGTAGAAATAACACAACAAATTTAAGTAGTCCGGCACAAATGGGTACAGACACTTGGAGATTAGCTGTTTCATCTGGATATGGTATGGCCGCAATTAAAACAGACGGTACTTTATGGACTTGGGGCCGCAACGATTTTGGTAGTTTAGGAGTAAACGATACGGTTCATCGTTCTAGTCCTGTGCAAGTAGGATCCAACACCAATTGGAGTGATTTATCAGCAGGAAGTTCAGCACTTTTAGCAACCAAAACAGACGGCACACTATGGGGTTGGGGTTACAATGGGTTAGGAAACCTTGGTCAAAATACAAGTACTAATGTGTCTAGTCCAATACAAGTAGGAATAAATACTTCGTGGTTAAAAATATCAACAACAACAACATCAGCTGCAATTTCATCATTATAAAAAAACCCACCTTTCGGTGGGTTTACTCTACTAACTCAAAGTTTGGATCAGATTCACAGACATAATTAATAAATTCTACTGCTGCATCTTCGTTACAAAAATATCTGACCATTGTTTGACCAGTATATTGCGAAACAATCACCAATAATATATTATCGAGGTTGTAGGTGGAAAACTTAATCCACCAACCATTACGATTGACTGGTAACCAAGTTCTATACTTACTTGCTGCTTCCAGAAACCTTTGATAATTCTCCGGTTTTGATGAGTGCTTCTTTTGCATATTCCGTGCCTTTTGTGATTGCTTTTTCAGCTTGTACACCATATGTATAAAAGGCCTTATCTGTAATATCGTTAAAGAAGTCTAAACTTTTTTTAAACATTAACTCTTGAAATTCTAGAGCTTTGATAGTTACATCGGTGGTTTGTTTTACTGCTTTATCGAGTTCTGGTACTTTGAATGAATCAAACATTGTCATTTTCCTTTTTGTATAGAGCTTGAGCTTCTTCAATCCTACCTGTTCTTGTTAGATATGCTGCATGTTTTGCCATGCCCATATATTCTAAAAATTCCCAAATAGCTTTTAAAAATCTCATTAATATCTCCGTTAATTAAACATTAGTGCTAAACGCACCACATTACTACTTATCCATTATTATACTGCATTGCAACATAAAATGAGGCAAATGTTTAATTATTTTATAGGATGAAACTCAACCATCACCAAAATCTTATAAGTATCGGTGTTCCGTTTTTAAGTTAAGGTTTAGGTTTAATTAGGTGAGCCTTCCTAATACGACAGGAGACCCATTCATTATAGTAGGCATCACTCATCAGAGCGTGGCGGTTGAATATCTCATAAGTTTCCCAATAGGAACACTCACTTCGATTTTTACATAGATGCAACACCTCACGGGTATATTCTTCTTCCCCATTCAGTTTCACATCTTCTTGTAGTTTGGTATTAGACCCCCAATAGGTTTCCCAATCAGAGGCAACACGGATCTTTTTCTTTTTACCTTTGACCTGCTTGGTTTTGGATTTGGTAAAGAATTTCTTACCAACATACTTTTGGCCTGTTTTGATATGCGTGATAAGATACACAAAACCGAAATAACCATCAGTTTGATCTGAAGTTATTTCGGTTGGTGTATTATAATAGTACCATGTCATTCGTCATCATCATTAGTGTTTTCAGAATCTACCATGTACTCCGCACAAAATGGACAATGCAAAGGATCAGTTTCGCATTGTGCATCATCATATTTAATCGTAAAATCTGAACCGCAATTATCGCATAAGTGTCGTAGTGACTTCATTAATTACACCATGAAGATTTCTTTTCACCAAAATATGGTCTTGCATGGCCATTGGCGATTAACAATGCTGATAACCTTTGACCATTAACAATTACATCACCTAGCACACGGCCACCATACTTATCATGTTCTTTTAATTCAATAAGAACTGGTTGGTTGGATTTATATGCTTTGTTTAATGTATCTTTGGTGAATTGTGATGCTTTCTCTGCGGCTGCTGCTTCTTGTGGGCATAATGCACGATGGCCTTTTTCTGGTGTGTCAACTCCAAGAACACGAATTGATAACTTTTTAGGCAATGGATCAGGCATAAATGGTGCACCAAATTCTACTGTATCACCATCAATAACCCTAGTGATCGACCAATTATATGGATTGGCTACTGCACCTGAACCAATCATAATGAGTACAGTCAATAGGCATAATTTAATTTTGTTCATTTTTTGATCATTCCCAAAACTTTGGCCTTAATTGCTTTAGCCCAAAATGGCTCAGGGAAATGCCAACCTACAAATGCACCAACTGCTACCCAAAATAGTGTGTCTAACATGTAATTCTCCTTGTTGTTTAAACTCTAAAACTCTCTCCACATCCACAACGATCTTTCTCGTTGGGATTTACAAATTCGAAACCCTCATTCAGACCATTTCTTACATAGTCTATAGTCATGCCATTTAAATAGGCCAGACTTTTAGGATCTGATATGATTTTATATTTTGTATTGTCTTGTACTACATCTTCTGGTAATAGATCATCAACATATTCTAATGTATATGCCAATCCACTACAACCAGTAGTTCTGACACCAACTTTAATACCAATCCCTTTGCCACGCTTCAGCAAATTGGATTGAATTTTGTTAGAGGCTATGTTTGTTACGGTAATCATTTACAGCTGCCTTAATAGCATCTTCCGCAAGGATTGAACAATGGATTTTAACTGGCGGGAGTGCGAGTTCCGCTGCAATTTCAACATTCTTAATTGCGCCAGCCTGCTCCAACGTTTTGCCCTTGACCCATTCTGTGACAAGTGACGATGAAGCAATCGCCGACCCACAACCATATGTTTTGAATTTCGCATCTGTTATAATTCCATCTTCGACTTTAATTTGTAACTTCATTACATCACCACATGCTGGTGCACCAACCATACCTGTACCAACGGTATCGTCAATTTCCATTTTACCCACATTTCGTGGATTTTCATAGTGATCAATTACTTTATCTGAATATGCCATTAGGCCGCCCTACCCCATACATCACCCCAATCTCCTGATAGAGAACCTTTAGCATAGTCTGTTGCTCTGTTCTCGAAGAAATTGGTGTGTGTTGGTGCATTAATCATTTCCTCTACCCATGGTAAAGGATTTCTTTTTACTTTAAACTGACCTTTGAGGCCTAATGAAATCAACCTGCGATCAGCAATATACCGAATGTACTTCTTAACATCTTCAGCAGATAAATCTTCCATGGCACCCATTGCGAATGCCAAGTCAATAAACTTATCTTCTAATTCTACCATTCGTGTTGCAATGGTATATAGTCTGCCTTTTAGATCATCGTTCCAAATCTCACGATTTTCTTCAATGTATGTACGGAATAACTTAATCATATTTTCGGTGTGTTGAGTTTCATCAACAATAGACCAAGTAACAATCTGACCCATACCCTTCATCTTACCATGGCGTGGGAAGTTCAACAACATAATGAATGATGAGAACAACTGCATACCTTCAGTAAAGGCAGAGAACACGGCAATATGTGTTGCTGTATTTTCTTTGGTTGTATTCTTTGATGAAATGTCTAAAACATAGTCGTGTTTCTCTTTCATCTCAGCATAGGCCATAAACTCATTGTATGTGGTATCTGGCAAACCTAGAGTTTCAATCAAGTGACTATATGCCGCAATGTGTAAGGCTTCACGAGCAGCAAAGCCTAACAACATCATTCTAATTTCTGGTTGTGGGAAATAAGGGAGATAATTATTAACATAACCGCCAGCAACGTCAATGTCTCCTTGCGTAAAGAATCTGAAGATGTGTGTAAGGAATTGTTTTTCTTCTTTAGTAAGTTTCTTTTTCCAATCCTTAACATCTTCAAGCATTGGTACTTCGGTATGTAACCAATGAGATTGCTCATGCTTAAGCCATGCATCGTAAGCCCAAGGATAATTAAAAGGCTTAAAATAAGATCGTTCATCGGTCATTCTCGTTTCTGTTTTTTTAATCATTCTCTTTTCTTTCGTACATTACTGTGTTTGTATCTCCTAGTGCCCACTTAGGATCAGTTTCAACTGACCAACGTTTAGTTGCAACTTTAAAATCAGGCATTTTTAATTCTTTTGGGTTACTACTTGGTTCTAATATAATTAACCGATTATTTGGCTGAGCAGCAAACTGACCGTTATCACACATAATAAAATTGTAAGACTTATGATCCTCAACATCTTCGGAAAAGCCTGTATCAAGAGTATTAAAATCAGGATGGGCACTATCAACTGTGAAAAGGTATACTCCATACATCCAACCTCCATCTTTCAATTTAAACTTACACTTCATAGATTGTAACTGTGCTTTTTTAATGACAGTAATATCATATGATAAACAATCCCAAAGTTGTAAGTGGTCTAATGGTAATGGTTTGCCTTCAATTGGTTTCCAACAATACGCATGTAGAGGAAGTTTATCGTACAATGCACCATATTGATTTAAATATGATTCAATACGAAATGCTTGGCCTCTCAATGATTTGATACTTATCCACCAACAAGGTTCAAGTTCTCCATGACCTTTTTCAAAGTCATAGAGAAACTCTTTACGAACAAAACATTTTACTGGTGGTAAATTAGCAACTATGTATGACATTACATTTTTCCTGATGCTAATACTATTTTACAAATATGTTCTAGTCTTTCAATGTGTTCGTATGCTCGCCACGGACTGGTATCAATTGCTACTACTCCATGTCCTTTAATTCCTACAATATCAAAAGCAATATTGCCTTTGTCATCTAATCCTAATTTTTCAAAACACTTATCAGCTAGCTCTTGACTAATTGGAGGAACATCACCTACATTAGAAGCAACTTTAGTGTATCTATTTAATTCAGGAAATGCCTCACTAATGGTGCTCAAATCAATTCCGGCGTGCATGGCTGCAATACAATAAGTAGGATGAACATGAACAACAACTCTCACTTCACCTGTGTGTTGACCCA